CCAGTTCCAACACCTTGAAAACCATTAATAGATTTTACTGGTCCTTGAAATGTAGTTTTTGCCATGATTATATCCTCCTAGTTTAATGAACATAGTCTCTAGGCCGTCGACTATACGCGTCTATGTTCTAATTAATTGTATAGTGATTAATTTATATATCAGATTTTAATAAAGCGCAAGAGAGCCTATGATGCGGATTGGTTTTTTCCAACGATGTAGCTTTTTATTAAGTAGCTACAGAAACTTGAGGAGCTGCACCATCAATTTTATTCTGAAGATGTGCTTTTTCAGCTTCAGCTGATCTTATATGGCTAAGAACCTCTTTAACTTTTCTATCGATCTTAACCATGTTGAGAGTATATCTACCCTCTTTCAGATGCTCCTGCTCCCACTCTAGATCCAACACTCTCTTCTGGGAGTATAGGTTTTCCAGTTGTTGCATTATCGCCTCCATTAATAACCTCCTCATAGGTTATTCTTTTTACTCTTGGATCATGCATTTCTCCAAGATAATCCCATTTTATATCATTTTTTCCCAATCTGTCAACTATTGCATTTTCGATATCTAATGGGGCATCTACAGAATTTATAATAAAATCTGCGTGCATATGGTAGGCAAAAATTTGTACTCTGAATTTTTTAAGGGGCATTTTTCCTTTCTATATTTAAAAAGGGGCGGAAATGTGTCCGCCCCTTTAATTATGTATTAAGCACCTTCTACGCCAAAGATACCTCTAAAGTCAGATACTCCAAATGAATATCTTTCTCTAGCTTTGTATCTTACGTTACCAGTATCGAAATCACCTTCCATCGCTGTTTTGATAGGAGATCTTTCGAAATACTTCATACCGTTTGGCACGTCAGTAATAATGTAGAACGCATCTGTGTCAGTTAAAAAGTTATTAACTCTGTAACCTTGTGGGATCATTCCCATTGATGCAATTGCGTTAACATCATTGTCTGCTGTTCCAGTTCTACCTGCAGATTTCATCAATCTTTCAGCTGTGAACTGAAGTTCTGAAGGAACAATCATTTTTATTCCTCTTGCAGCAACCTTAAGTCCTCTTTCATCAGTAAATGCATTAATATCAATTAATGATTGCTCTAATGAAGTTTCGTTTAGGTCAGCTTGCGTTGTCAATGTGTTTTTCACATTACCTGCAATTGTAGGGTGTGATGTACTGAATAAGTTCGCACCATCACCTGATGTGAATTTTCCAGTTGTCACACTTGGTAATCCATTATTTAGGATCGCCGCTGCTTTAACTTGTTTAGTATTCGCCATAGATCTAGCTAATGCTTTTGTA